ACCTAAATAAGTTTCAACTTCTGCAAGTTCTTTCCATTTTAAATTGTTTAATAAATCAGTTTCCATTACTGCCTCCTGTTAGTCAAAGTTATATTTCTTTATAACTTCTTTTATATTTGTTTCGTATGTTTCTGCTATGTAGTTTTTATCTTCAGATGCTGCACGTCTTAAATATGATTGTGCCCTAATATTTCTTTTAGGATAACCATATTCAATTACTCCAGCATAAGCAATCTTAGCACTACCTGCTTTAATCTGTACCCTTTTATTGGCACGATTACCTTTTATGCTACCTGCTAAGGCACCAGTTAATTTTGGTGCCAGGGCAGAAGCCTTAGATGCAATCGTTGAACTAAGTTCAGCGTTAGCGTCTTTTAGATCTTCAAAGTTGTCTCCTAATTTCTTAAGAGCAGATAAAGTTTCCTTTAATCCTTCAACCTTGATACCTACTGCTTCTGCCATAGCAAACCTTTATTAGGCTGTTACTCTTTCTGGCTTACCATCTAAAATAAATGTTAAGTCATAAACAAAGTATTCGCCTGCTGCTCCACCCAAATCTGGTAATGTTTCTGCATAACCTGATGCCACAAAATGTGGTTGATTGTTTGATGCAACTTCATTGCCGTATGGTGCAAATGTTAATTCTACTTGTGCACCTGGTGTTGCGTACAGAGAAGACCATAATGAGGCTGCTGCCACATCTTGGAATCCTGTAACTTGACATGTAAAGTCTAAATTATCTTCGTAGTTTCCAAAACCCATTTCGCCAACAGCAGAAGAGAATTTTACACTCTTTACTGCACCTGCGTAATCGATATCGTCTAAACTGAAAATAATACTTTTGCCTTTAATGCGTGACATATTAATTTCCTCCTGTTATATCTATTGATATATTAATGTTTGTTGCTAAGTAGACTGCGTTATTTATGTCTAACATAAATGGTTTATCTACTGTTAATTTTGTTACCTTGGCTTGTTCCCATATGGCAGGAATTAAAGTTTCTAATGTTGTGTCTAAGTTTTCTGTTTCTTTTTGGTTTGAAGCAAAAGGAGTGATAACTTGAACCTTCCAATTTGATTTATAATCTGGTTCATTATATTGATCTTCATATACTGCTATGAACTCTGTATCAGGTTCAATAATTGCACATGGAGTTGTTGGTCTTTCTGGTACATATTTATATACCCTGGAAATTCCACCTAATATAATTCCTGATTCTAAATCATCTCTAATTTCTGCAATGTTCATGCAAATCTCACCATATAACGGTTTAGAAGAGGATATACACCAACGAGTGGGTCTCTAGCAATTCTGATGGGGGCACCATCATAAGTTGCATATTGTGAAACACCCATTGGTGCACTTCTGCGATGATAAAGTTCAGATCCAACTTCTAGATAACAACGCTTTAGAACATGAGGAGGTACAGTAACAGATTGCACATAAGATGCAATTAAGTCTCTTGCTGTATCCCAACATTCTTCAACAAAAGTATCGTCAATGTCGCTTGAGCCTACATAGGCTTTTAAATCTGTCCAGTCCATCGTAATCTCCTATTCTTTAATTAGTAACCAGCAACTCCACCAAAGCGTGTTGCAGCCAATGGTTCTCCTGCAGCAATTGCAAGATATCCATAAACTGAAAACGAGTTAGTAAGTCCTGTAATCTCTTCGTCGTTTAGACGGAAAGGTGCTCCTGCTGATTCGTATGTTGTGATTGCTGCAGAGTTCATTGCGAACATTGCATCGTTGTTAAGTGCTGGATCAAGTACAACTGGAAGACCAAGGATATTTCCTGTAAGTCCTACTGGGTTGATTGAACCAAATGTGTTAACTGTTGCACCAACATTTGAAAGGATTGGACGGCTTGCACCATCTACAGCCTTTGCAAGGTTTTTGAATACTGTCTTGCCAACCAAAAGAACTTCAAGTGCACGACCTGAATTTTGGTTAACTTCTGAAGCAGCATCTGCTAAAGCCTCAAGAATGTCATCAACATCCCATGAAGCAAGGTTTGTCTGGTTGAAAGAACCTTGTGTTGCAGTAATCTTTGCGATTGCTGCTGCGTTTGTTGCTGCTGCATACTTAGCAACCATTGCACGGAATGCTGTGTCAACATAGTTAATGCTTGAACGTTCTACTACTTGACGAGACATATCTGTGTATCCACCGTATGTATTGATTGGAGCAGTTGCTGAAGTAAGAGTTAACTTACCGTAAGAAAGAGTGTCTCCTTCTGCTGCTTGTGCACCAACTGCAAGTGTGTTTGTGTTTATTACTGGGTATTCAACATTGTTTCCATCTGCAGGTAATGCTGATGAAGAAAGTGTGTTGTATGTTGGTCGTCCGCCATCAAGAATACGAACTGTATCTGAAACCCAAGCATTTTTCATGATTGAGTCTGCTGTGTCTGCTCCTGTAAAAGTACGGTGAGCATCAAGATCTCCTGCTGCTACTGCTTTTACATATTCTCCGTATGAACGGAATTGTGGTGCTGAAGTTGAAGGTGCTTTTTCTGATGTAATAACATCTAAACGACGTTCCAACTCTTCTGCGTGATTACGTACTTCTGCAATAGCATTAGTGTAATCAATTGTTTGATTTTCCATGGATATTTCCTCCTGATTATTTTCTTCTCTAACTTCCGTTACAGAAGCATTTTCATAAGCGGGAAAAGCAACTAAAGAAATTTCTTTTAGGTTAACTTTTTTGCGTATGATAGTTTTATCCTTTTTTTCATCAATTACAGGGATAAAGCCTACTGAGAATGAACGAATTGCACCGTCTTTAACTAATGCAAGTGTTTCATTTCCCAAACTTGTTTCTGAAATTTTGGCTCTAATTGATAAGCCTTCATCAGAATCTTTCATTTCTGTCACAAGACCAATAATGTCTTTGTGATCACGAAATAGTTTAACATCAGCGTTTAGATCTACAGCACCTTTTTCAAAGCGTTCAGACCATCCACCACCAATGTCAATTGTATTATCATAAGGAACAGCAATACCTGAAACTTCACGAGTCTCTTGGTTTGTTTCCCTTATTTCAAATGAGCGTGTAATTATGTTTTCCATATTCATTACTCCATTTTATGCTATAGGTTGTGTAACATCTTGAGTCTGATCAACAGGTGGTTCACTGGCTAATGCTGGTAAATTTTCTGCTGCTCTTATTTCATCAACTGTTAAAAAGTTGTTTGTTAAACCAATTGCATATGATTGATATCTGATTAATTGATTTGGACGCAAAAATTCAGTTAAATTAAACTTTGCATATTGTCCTCTTGGCAATAAATCAGTTATTGCTTGCTGAATACGAACGATGTATTGTTGTAAACCATCTTCGTACAACTTATTTCTGTCTTCGTTACCGTTGACATATGTCATTCCTTGACCTTCAATACCCATACCCATATAAAGAGTTGGCACACCAAACATTGTTGCAATTTGACGTGTAATGTATTTTTGGTTTTCTAAGAATTGTGCTTCTTCTGGACTTAATGAAATATTTTCATATTTTAAACCAGATGAAAGTACAGCGACACTTCTCTCTTGCTGAGATTCAATGAAAGCCTTTTTATTAGACTTTGCAATATCTTCAGAAAGAAATTCTGTTGTTGACAATGTTCCAGTTGGAACTGCTGCAGTGCGAAACCAATTATCTGCATAATTGTGAAGATCTAATGCTGATCTTAATACTGCTTTATGTCTTTGTATTGGTCCTTCACCAGTTAATTCATTTAATCCTGGTTTAGACCAAAGTTTAAGATGAACTATATCTTTGCTAGTGTAATTTTTTGAAACACCAAAGTGTGAACTAATTGAATAAGTAATTCTACCTAATGAATCTTGTGTAATGCCTACACTTTGTGGATGCAATACTTCTATGTTAACTATTCCTCTTGGTCCCCTTGAAATTTTCCAAAATGCATTACCTGTTAATGCCATGTGAACAAGAGTTTTACCAATCCATTCTGCTTGTGAAATATTGTTATCAATGTCTGGTGTTTCCAACCAAGCAGGTGAAGGAATATTTTCTGAACCTCTATGAACCTGAACTGGAATTTGCATAATTGCTGTTTCCAAAACAGAAATCGCTCTACTTACTGGAACAAGACTTAGTGCAGTAGATTCATTTACAATTAACGATTCTCTTGCAGGTGGAAGGATTGAACGATTGTGTGTATCAGGAACAAATGGTTGAGGTTCGTATACCTCTGTAATTCTAAATCTATCTAATAATCCCATTTGATCTCCTTTAGAAAACCATTTGTTGTGGTGTTTGATGATTATCAACAAACCAAATGGCTAGTACTGTCGCAATTGCAGCGTCAATATCTGTGGCTGAATCTTTTCTAGTAATTTTCCAAGACTCACCTATGTTTTTGCGAACTGCTCGCTGCATTTGCATAGATACAATCTCGTCTTTTGGATGAGAAAGTTTCTTCATCATAATTCTACTGTATGCGTTGTTTGATGCATTAATTAAATCTTTATTTGATGTGGTTTGTACCCTAAAACCTCTTTGTTTCATAGTATTTGCTAAATCTGATAATACATAGCCATCCATAATAAATGGACAACCCCACTTTTGTAATTTAACACAAGCATTAAGTAATTCATCCATATTAGTATTATTAAATG